TCGGAGGATTCTCTTCGATGAAGGATTTATTGAGAACTGGAGCAGTCGCAAAGTCTTGCGCCAGGTGCCAGGTATCGAGAGAGAGAGGATCATTGGACCGGAATTTACCGGTGATAAGAGAGGGCTTGTAACGATACTCTGCGTATCGTTCTTGATAGCCGAAGACCAGGTCATCATTGGCAGAGCCGTCTGCAAAGATTTCTTTGTTCAGAACGGCCTGTTCGCCTAAATGGCTCAATACGGGCCAATAGAAATCGAACCTGGTCGACCTGGAGAGAGCGCGATCGAGGCCTTGCTGATAAGTCAGATCGGCACGGGCACAGACGAGGCCGATAACGATCGAATGTTCGGTAAAGGATTTTGTAAAGCCCTTACCGTGAACGGTGCCAACACCATAAGCCGCCAGGTTAGCCTGGGGAGAGGTAGCATCCGTTGAAGAAGTTTGAGCGACTGGATTGATATTGATTCGGTCAGTACCACCACCGAGATACTCGGGACGTTGAAGTCGTGCATCGGGAGACGTAACCCCGAAGTGCGACTTAATGACCTCAGTATATCGAGTACCACCGCGGGCATCGCGTTCGAAAAGACGCTGAATCTGGAAAGCCTCGCGGAGTTGATTAATGGTTGCTGCAGTCGCTTTGGAAAGATCGGCATAGAGAGGGCGATCACCGGACCCAGTATTACCGACGATGACATTGTCGGCTTCAGTATCGACTTTTAAAAGCCGATAATCATTTTCTGGGTCCGAGAATACGTGGACAGACTCTTGAGGCTCAGCAATCGTATGAATAGGAGCCTGTTCACCCAAGGGAATCATTACCGCTTCACCCTTCTGGGGCCAGGGGAGGCAAGAGGTGAAATAATCGTGGCGTTTGCCACGTCGTTGTAGAACGTAATCAGTGTCAGGATCGGGACCATCATCTTTATGGATAGTTACGCTATCGACTAAATTCTGATCACGGAACCACTCATTGTAAATGAGATTGTAAGCACGGTGATAAAGAGCAGAATGAGAAAGACCGGGAACAGAAGTAGGAATTCCGAGGTAGTCAGAAATCGTTTCGTTCTCATAACCGCCAACGGGAGAAACAATCTCGGGAACGAGATAATCAGTAGAATCTCCTGGATTGTCTTGTTGACCATTGAATTTCTCCCAATTATCCCAGAGGAGCCTGATCGGCACCGCAAAGAAGAAAGTGTCCAGGAACAGATTGTCCATGAACGGGTGAATTGGAGTTGCCAGCCTGGTAAAGGCAGTCATTCGTAAGTTGAAAGTATCACCAGGTAGAGCTTCATCTCGAAAGACCGGAATAAGCAGACCACTATCAAAGGTCGTTTTGTAACCGGACGATCGATCAAATTTTGATCGTTGTATATCAGCTCTGGGAACTTGGGCAAAGTTATGAGTAGTTGTCGATTTCATGGGACTAGAGCCTCCTGTTGTTGTCGTTCGTAAGATGCTTTAATTTCCAAGAACGTATGTACTATCGTTTTTTGTAGCTCAGTAAATTCGCAGGTTGATTGATCGTAGAGGCCAACATAATAGAGAGTGTAATCTTCTGGGTGCGCACCGAATTGATGATTCGGGTCTTTAATACAGTCGTAAATTGATCTAAGAGCTTGGCCAGTTGTATCTAAGAAAAAGGGTTGAAGATATGCTTCTGCTTTAATGTCGAATACAGCAAATACCATTTTCATCAGTTTGACCTTTCTATTGGGCGTATTAGTTGTTGTAGCTGTTTCTGTTTACAAGTCTCTCGATCTTGTAAACGACGTAATGTGTTGTTGTCAGCTCGCTCTATAGTAGCTTTTTTCCTGTTGGCCTTGATCTTTAGCATTTGTCCTGGGTGAGTAATGTCGTAGAGCTTATCATAATATTTTGGAGGTTTCATCTTTTTACCGTTGATGATTGCCAGGTCGTGAGGGTAGATATCCTCGAAGAATTTTTCGAACCAGCCGTGACCAATGGCAGGTTTAAGACTCATTGTCGTGTACTCCGGAAGTCGGCCCTGGTAGTGATCGGCAGCCTGGTCACCAGTTATTTTCTTCGTAATGTAACGAGCAACATAAGCAGCAGATTCGAAAGTAACGTTTCCAATAGTGGAAAACCCGAAGGGCCATAGAGAAACCAGGTCAGGAGAAGTGTACAGAAGAACACCCTGACGAGTAGAGAACAATTCCTTATCCTGGAAATCAAAATTGAATAGGCACGCGTGATAGTGCGGTCGTTTATTTTCCTCACCGTATTCTCCGCAGTGGAAATAGCGGATGCCAGGTCCGAACTTGAAGCGTAGCCGTTTCATGAAGTCTTGGAAGTGTTTTTTTACCAGGCTGAAATCGCCTGGTAGATTTTGATCGTTATAGGTCAATGTGATGAAGCAGTTATTATCGTGCATTTGTGCCTCATGTACACAGCGAATAGCCCACTGTCGCGAACGCTCCAGGCGGCACCCGATGCATTGACCGCAAGGGAGGGTTACGGGAAGGTCTTCGAACCCTCGCTTACGATCGAACACAATGGGCCGTTTGCCATTGTCGTTCGTTTGAGCAGACCGCCACCCTTGTAAGGGATTGTAGCACGGCATTTATCACAGCCGGATTCCACCGCGTCGCGGATTTGAGTTATTGCGTTTGTGGATACGCGTACCTTTTTTGAAGCTTTTACGGGAGTGTCGTTTCCTCATTTTTTGTCGTCGCATAGTCGCTCCTTTTTTTGTTTGTTTGTTTGTTTTTTTAGGGACAGAACCACTCGTTCGCGAGGGGGTTACTGTCACCTAGACCAGTTACATCAAGTAGGCAACTGGTCAGAGTCGTGGAGACGTGTCACTTTTCGTCTCCGTTATCGCTTGCAGCGGGCACCTCCACTTCGACCGTTGAGGGGACCTCAACGCTAGAATCGGAGGGGGACAATCCGAGGCTTTTCATCTCTTCGAGATTGTCAGGATTTGATACAAAGGCCACAAAGGCCTCAGGGTCGTTATTAAATTTTTTCCTTACCTTCGCCGGCAATGTATCAAAGGCCTCCTGGGCAAGGAGGATTTTGTTGTAGCACTCGGCATAGTCCGTGATGTGAGAGATATCATCGTAGAGGCCTGGCCTCCGATTGATATGAGTTACCAGGCCGGTCTTATTGTAGCCGGCCAGGATTTTGTTAATATCGCAACTGTCTTTCGCAGATTGCTGTGTGAGCGATTCACCATCGCATGAGAACGGTTTCCGTTCTCGAGGAGAGTAAGCAGATCGGAACACGTGAGGATTGATATCGATCTTTTTTTTGGTAGCCATGAGGAACCTTTCTATTTTACGAGGTTTCGGTGTATTTGAGAGGCTGAATTCCCAGCCCCGAAAAGTTTACCTATTGTTTCAAGCGTTCTTTCGAAACGCATCCAGGCGGGAGAGTCACCCGCGAACTCATGTTTTGTAAGAGCAGCATCGAGGGAGGCGGCAGTTACCTTGTTTTGCATCTCCTGGTAGGCATTACCTAATTCAATGCCTTTTGTAGCTGCTTGAATACGAGATGATTCAGAATCGATCTTATGAGCTTCTGCAGTAGTACGGGAACCGATTGTGTTGTTGAGAGTTGTTTGAGAATTGAGGTGCGCGATCTGGGGACTTATTTTTTTAACAGTACTTGCGCTATTAGATACCGCTTGAGTCGCGCTAGCGGCTCCTGAAGCGATGTTCTGCATGGGAAGTATACTCCCATGAGGGCTAGAGGCCGGTCCGGCCTTATACGCGAAAATTGGGTTTATGTTGGCTGCACGCATATCAGCAACGCCACGTTGCCAGGCTGTGTTAGACATTCTTTCCTGGAATGCTTGCTGTTGATCAACCATGCTGCGATTGGCAGCGTTCTGTTGATCGGTCGCAAAGGCACCAGAGATACCAGCTCCGATAGCTGCACCAGCTGGACCACCAACGAGTCCACCAATGACGGGACCAGCAACAGAGCCAAGTACTTTTCCAACTGAACTAAGGAATCCCATGATTACCATCCGTGGTAGCTAGTTATAGGTTAAAGTATGGTTTTTAAGATCCCGGACCTTCCGATCGGAGCGGGCCCGGAACCTTTTTCATACCAAGTAGGTTAGAAGTGATCGATCAAACCAGGCACGGAATAGACCGGCATGGGCCGCGCACATTTGAGATCGAAGAAGGAATCGAAGAGGAACTCGGGTTCATCCTGGACCACGATGACACGATCGATCGGAGGATTCTCTTCGATGAAGGATTTATTGAGAACTGGAGCAGTCGCAAAGTCTTGCGCCAGGTGCCAGGTATCGAGAGACAGAGGATCATTGGACCGGAATTTACCGGTGATAAGAGAGGGCTTGTAACGATACTCTGCGTATCGTTCTTGATAGCCGAAGACCAGGTCATCATTGGCA